AGAGATCGAGGGCAATGGCCTATGATCTACGTGACAAGCTAGTCAAGTTCGTTGGTGTAGATCTAACTACGAATGGTTGCTAGATGCAAAAGTTGATTACTCCTTTGAAGAGCGATACTTGGCAAGTGACCAGGATCGCCAGTCTAGATGAGGTGCAAATGGATAATGGAGGGATCAGGTACCGAGTACAAGTAGCCGATTTGGGAAGACGTCCATTTCTTAGTCGCTGGTTCAATGATATTGTTCCAGCATCTGACTTCCTCGAGAAGCTGAAGGGAGGAGACAACCAGAATCATACTCCTTGACAAGTGCCCAGGTGATGTAATATAATTGACAAGTACTTCAGACAAGTAGTCTGATACACAGGAGGCAAACAGGAAATGGCGAAGGACAAGAAGCCCACAGCTCCGGTGGCAGTCGTCGAAGATACCGAGGACGAGGATACTGACGACGAGCTTGAGGCACTGGACGAGGCTGCGGAAGAGACAGAGGATGAGGCTCCTGCCAAGGCCAAGAAGGCCAAGAAGGTGAAGCCAGCCCGCACAGGCAAGAGCACCAAGGATGCGGCGGAAGAGCTTGGCATCACGCCAGTTCGTCTGCGGCGGATCCTCCGTTCTGAGGACGGCGGGTTCCAGGATAAGGAGTACACGAAGTACGACCTGTCCGATGCCGATATCGCTCGCATCAAGGCTCTGATCGAGTCGGGTCAGGCTGAGAAGGCGACCAAGAAGCCCAAGAAGTCGAAGGCAGCTTCCACTGAGGAGGCCGCGACTGAGGTCAGCGATGAGCTCGCCGATCTCGAGGACGTCGAGGACGAGACAAGCGAAGAGCTTGATCTCGCGGACGACGATGAGGACGAGGACGAAGACGAGGATTAGTCCCTCGTAGGAAAGCTGGGGGAGGTTCTGGTACTTACTGCCAGCTCCCCCAACTTACCTCTTTCCTTCTTTATGGCTCTGCAGAGGCGATTGGTCTTGAAGATGTACCTGCCAATCGTGGTACCAACCGGGAGAACGCCACTCGGTTGAATTCTTCCTGCCTCTGGTTCCCTGGCAAGAACTAGTAGACAGGCTTTACCGGAACTAGTGATCAAGGGTGTAGGAAGTACATCTGCCTTACTTGCGGAAGTACTTCTGCTAGTCTCCTTGATCACTAGTTCTTCTCTTTTTGTTCACCTAACCTCAGCAACAGTTAATCATTTGGTTAACTAAGATCACCACCCAGCAACACCATCATCAGCCATCACACCTCCGACCTCCTCCATTTCCTACAAATGTGATGTTGATGTTCCCAAACCTCAGCAACTTTTCTGGGTGAGAAGCGCTTAAGAGCCTCAGGATCAGCATCAACTTTCCCCCACTATTCCTATGGTAGATGCTGAGGTTCGGATGGGATCCCGCCAACCTCCCTGTGGGTTCCCTTGACAAGCTTTTCTGGATGTGATATAATTTGACCATGGGGCCAGTCAAAGACAGGACAAAGGGAGGTAGAAGTTGGACAAGTCGTTGAAGGACAAGTTTCTCCAGTTGCAGAAGGAGGTACAGGCTGCGGGAGGTACTACAGCCGAGCTTCTTGGGCCTCCTCTCGACGAGAACAGCGACGAGTACCGCATCGTCAACGAGATGGACTCGCACCTCTCGATCTTCGAGGATCAACTCGAACAGATCCTCTGGTATAACTTCGGGATCAACCCAAAAGACTAGGGGGGACATCATGGGCCTCTTCTGGGACAGCATAACTGAGTTCATCGAGGAAATACCCTTCACCGACCTGGACAACGACCAGGACGACTTCGTTCTCTACATGGACCTCACCCGTCGCCTCTCCTGGGACATCCCCTCAGCCCTCTCATGCCCACATCCCGAATCAGACGACGTTCCAATGCATCGTGATCCAGTCTACTGGCCCGAAGACTTCACCGACCGCTGGCCTGCCATCGACCAACACCACAAGGAAGCCCACGGCCTGGATCTGACCGACAGCCGGATCAACTGGTCGTTCGACACCTAATCCATCCTCTCCTTCGGGGGAGTTACGCGAACCTCAGCATCCAGAGCCGCATCATATATAAATGGCCCTTTATGCGTAGGCGATGCTGAGGTTCAGATGTTGTTTTCTGGGCGGAAGCTCCTTAAGAGCCTCAGCATCAGCATCAAATTTCTCAAAATTTTGACAACCCAATATAAACCTCAACATCAATAAATAATTGACAAACCGTCAAAGCCCAATTGACACCGCGGTCAACCATATATGGACCGTCTGGGCCCAGAGAGAGGGGACCCGGCGTGTGACCGAGTCCCCTCTGGACGCGAGGCGCTAGGTCGGCCGCGTCACCATGCGGTCACACGCCGTACACAGGACCGCGCGGAGCGCCGCGCCATCGGGCCCGAGCGTGACCGTTTCGATGCGGAGTCCGCCGCATGGGCACGCCACAGACAGCGTGCGCCCGACCTGCCTGACCTTGCGACGCGCGGTCACGACTTGCGACCCTTCGCGCCCTGCGCTTCGGCGGTCACGATGCCAGCGGGGACCGTGGAGACCGGGCCCGAACCCATGACCCGGACCGGGGACTCCGGCGCGCTGGATGGCTCAAGAGCGGGCGCGGGTGCGTCCGTGGACTCTTGCGCCGTTTCGGGCGCGTCGCCCGTCTCCGCGTCCCCTGCGGTGCCATGCGCGGCGAGCACGAGCACCTTGCCCGTCTCCGGGTCCCGCCCGAGCACGCCCGCCGCCGAGCGGTCAGACGCGCGCCGCGCGAGCATTCCATCGACGATGGCTTGCACCTGCGTCAGGGTGTAGGCGTGGTGGGTGTAGCCATCGTCGTCGTACTCGGTCACGTTGTCCCGGACCCATGCCCGGACCTGCCTGTCGCTGACCTTGCGCCCGGTGGACTCGGAGAGCATGCGCGCAACGGCTTTCGCGCCGAACGTTGCTTCGGTCATTCCTGACCCCTTGTGCTAGCCGGTCCGTCTCATGCGGCCGTGCAAGGGTCATGGTCCCACAGCATGTCAATGGCATCGCCCCCTAGGCTGTCCTGCGCCGTCCCCAAGGGCCAAGCCGGTGTTGCCGGTTTAGAAGATAAGATAGAAATCTTAAGATGTGTTTTCTCTGTCCAGACGGGCCTATTGGTGGCCACAGGATTGTCACTGGGCGATGCGTGATGGGGTAAGATTAAATCTTAGGCCCGGCAGAGGTAATTGTCTACCCTGGGCAATACTTGTGATCTAGCTGGGAAACTTTATTAAGAGCTTAATAGTTTAACTTCGCCCTGGGACTCCCTGTGGGATAGGCAAGTTTGTTAAGATCTATTCACTTCCCACGAAATGTGAAACAATCAACTGTATCACTATGACTGGTTCTATGAGATTGATCATCTAGTGAGTTTCAGGGTAATCGTTGATTTGTTTTTGAAGTGATGGGAAGAGCTTTCTTCAGAACAGGGCCCTCAGGTTTCATGATCCTTGACAGATATATTGTAGATGTCTTATGATGATGCTGTAGTTGAGGTTCAGGTCTAAAGCCAGAACCCGAGGTTCAACATCCACCCTGCGGACTACTCAGGGAGGAGATAAGAACCCAAACTTCCAGGCTACAGGTTGGAGGGATCCCCGACTATCACTTCCCTCATTCCGAAAGGTAGTTGTCCGTTGTCGAGTCAAACAATCTCCAATGGGCCTACACAATCGGGTGGGAAGAGAATAGATGACATATGGAAGCTATCACTTCCCTATGAACCTTTCAGTGAAACCCTTGATTGCGGCCATTCTCCACTTTATGTGATGAAGAATGAGTCCGAACAGCCACTCTTCTGTGGCCTATGCTTCTTCCGGATCGGCTTCGAGACTGAACTTCCCGGGCGAATGCACCTCTTCAAGACGCTGGCAGAGAACGGGAACCCAGAGACTTCTCCTAAGTTCATGTCACATCTCTGGCTTCTCATGGGTCTGGAACCACCGAAGTCCGGCGAAAGCCTCAAAGCTTACCAAAAACGTCGCCAATCTTCGATTCCAAACCCAACAAACACAAACGCCCTCGCGCGTGAGCAATATACTAGGCCATCGCGCCTGTTTCCGGTGGCCTCTTCCCTGTGGAAATTGATGGGATACCAGCCGCCGTTGGCGATCGTACTCGTGAAAGCTGTGAATGGACACTCCGAGCGGCGCATCGCCAAAGACATCGATGCTTCACTGATCGGTGTACATATTCGAATGGCGAAGGCAATTCGCACAGCAATGGGGTATCTTCCACGTGGCGACTCAGAAAGAATTGCTTAAAGTTCCGGAGGGTTCCCGACTTCGTCAAGGGATGAGAGATCGGCTACCGGAAGTTCAAGCGGGTCTTCGTATTCTGAACCCACAGGGGAAAGAAGTCGAGGACTACAAGGAAGACTACGAGAAGAAGCCTCGGCTGCGCTACACTTCAATGCGAGCTCACCAGGAGAAGGCGGCGCAAGCCCTGGCTGTGGGAGCTACGCAGAAGCTAGCGGCTTCCTACGCGAATATCAGCGAACGACAGGTTAAGAAGTACTACGCCGATCCTGACTTTCGTGGTCGTATCGAAGAACTACGCACTATCCTAGGTTCTCGCATCACCGGTAGGGTGATGAAGGAGATCGAGCGGCGTGTCACTGGTACGGTCATCAAGAATCAGACAACGATGGACCTCCTCCGTATCCTTGATCGCCTGACTCAGGGCGGGAAGGGAATGAACATCAATATCGCTGGTGACGTGAATGTTAGCAACAAATACGAGAATATCCTTAACGCGCTCTTCAATTCTGACGCCGGCGAAGATGTCTCAGATTTTCCGCAGTACGGGGATCGAGGTCTTACCATACCAGGAAGTAGTACACCGCTCGAGCGCACGGTTCCGCGTCTTCAACGGGGGGAGGCGGATCGGGAAGAGTAAGCTGGGCGGACATGAAATGTTCGCTCAGATGTGTATTCCTGGTTCCTACGGATGGATCGTCGGCCCCACGATGGACCTCGCCGAGAAGGAATTTCGTACTGTCTGGAAGAAGGGTGTAGAAGAAGGTTACATCCCAGTCAGACGGAAGTCCGAGCGAGAACTCTTCATCGACTTCGAGAACGGCTCCAAGGTTGAATGCCGGACTGAGGAGAACCCAGACCAGCTGATCGGAGAGGGTCTCGACTTCGTTGTGATGGCAGAATGCGCCAGACTGAAGGAACGGACCTGGCACCAGTACATTCGACCAGCATTAGCGGATCGTCAGGGGAGGGCACTTCTTTCCTCGACGCCGCGAGGCTTCAACTGGTTCCACAAAGTCTATGAGATGGGGCAAGATCGAGATAATCCAGACAACTCCTGGTGGGAGAGCTGGACCGTTCCATCGAGAATGAACCCAATTCTTCCAGCTGAAGAGATTGCAGAAGCTAAGAAGAACTCTACTCCTGAATCGTTCATGCAGGAATGGGAAGCCAAATTCATCGCCTATGGCGGTTTGGTCTTTCCAGAATTCGACGAGAACATTCACGTAGTCGCTCAGAACTTCAATTCTCTCTTACGCACTTCCCTGTGGGTTGACCCAGGGAACACGGCGCCGTATGCTTGTCTTCTGGTTCAGATTACGCCAGAGGAGGAAGTCAGGGTACTCGATGAGATTTACCTGACTCAGCACACTACGGCTCAGATTATCGCAGTTGCGAAGCAGAAATGGGCTCCATATATCCTCAATGATTACCGACAGCCAAGAGAAGAACTAGAGGTAGTTGTTGATAAGGCAGCTGCTGAAGCAGTTGCGACGTGGAGACTCTCTGGGTTCCGCACTCGTTCTGAGAAGCCAACAAACATCTCAAAGGGTATTGAGGTTCATCACTCGTTCCTGAAAGACCCGATGCGATCTACTGACACTCTTACAGTTCCTCGGATCACTTACGATCCACGATGTAAGAATGCCATTAAAGAGCACAATCTCTACCACTATCCTGACGACGTTCGAAAACGAGTAGAATCAAGCCCAACTGAACGCCCTGTGGACGTGGACAATCATACCATCGACGCCGTTCGGTACGGCTCTC